TTGCTGCTCTTAATGCTATAAAATTTGCTCCTCTTTTTTTTGCAAAAACAGACATAGTATGCTGTTTGTCAGCAGATACACTTACAGTTTGATATATTTCAACAACAGAACTACCACCACCACTATCATCAGAAAGTATTGCCCCTGTAACGTCCCCTGCAGGTGAGGTTGTTGAATTGTCTGTAATAGTAGAATTAGTTTTACTAAAACCATTAAAAACTTCTGAATTAGTAACTAAATTAATACTTTGCATTTCTAACAAAAGATGTGGACAGGAATCTACAACACCATTGTTAATTTCATAGTTTAGTCTTGGCATATCTGATGCAACACTTTC